GGAACCTTGATGAAGCTCTCTACCGGGTACACGTCAATAACATCCTACGAGTAAAGCAACCTGATGGTACTGTTAAGCGGCGTGAAGATGGGAAGATTCTTAAAGTGGATAACCCACCTAAAGTACGACTAGAAGACCTTGTGTAGTTAAAAATGGCAACAACCTTTTCCAAAAGCTACTGAGACACAAGTATCTAACAGAATTGGCAACGATCTTTTACATGAGATAAGCCTTTGGAATTGACTAAAATACAACAGAAAAAAGAAAGAACAGTATGAACTGGCTTAAGCGATATTGGTACTACCTAAAAACATGGCGTTATCATCGTCAAGTAATCAAAGAACTAAACCAACTAACTGATAAAGAACTAAACGATATTGGTATCAACCGAGGGGACATTGACCGTCTTGTTTGGTTGGAAGCTGACAAAACTGCACGTGGAGGTGCTGAATGAAATACAAATCTAACCTGAACCCTATGTTCCGAAGCAAGTTCTCGGAAGACATCTTTAACCACAAGTATAAGCATGAAGGTGCAGAGACATGGGGTGCCCTTGCTAAGACCCTTGTGGATGATGTCTGTAGTGTTGCTGGTGACCAAGGGATGTCTAAGGAAGACAAAGACCAGCTTATTACCTACATCCGAGATATGAAGTTTATCCCCGGTGGTCGTTACCTTTACTATGCAGGTCGTTCTAATAAGTTCTTCAACAACTGCTACCTACTTAAAGCAGAGGAAGACACTCGTGAGGATTGGGCTAACCTAAGTTGGAAAGCTGAAAGCTGCTTGATGACAGGGGGTGGCATTGGTGTAGACTACTCAGTGTACCGAGCAGAGGGTGAGCCTATCCAACGTACAGGTGGGCAAGCCTCTGGACCCATCCCCAAGATGAATATGATTAACGAGATTGGTCGTAGGGTCATGCAAGGGGGTTCACGCCGAAGTGCTATCTACGCAAGCCTTAACTGGAAGCATGGAGATGTTCACAAGTTCCTTAAAGCTAAGGATTGGGCAGATATGCCTGTAGGTAGTACAGGTAAGACACTGTGGGATATTAAGCAAGAAGACTTCAACTTCCCTGCGCCACTGGATATGACTAACGTATCTGTGAACTATGACACTGAGTGGTTGCTTAACTATTGGAAGACTGGTGATTATGGGCAGGTATTCCGAGAGAACGTAAAGCAAGCTCTTAAGACAGCAGAGCCGGGGTTTGCCTTTAACTTCTTCGACAAGGAAGGTGAGACCCTGCGAAACGCCTGTACGGAGGTTACTTCTGCTGACGACTCTGATGTGTGCAACTTGGGTAGTTTGAACTTTGGTCGTATTAAAGATATTGAAGAACTGAAAGATGTTGTCCGTCTTGGTACTATGTTCCTTATCTGTGGTACCCTGAAAGCTGACTTGCCCTATGCTAAGGTTGGTCTTACTCGCGCTAAGAACCGTCGTCTTGGTTTGGGTATCATGGGTATGCACGAGTGGCTTATCAAGAAGGGTTATCGGTATGAAGTAACCCCAGAGCTTCATCAATGGTTGGGAGTGTACAAAGGTGTTAGTGATACTGTTTCTCGTGACTTTGCAGATCGGTTATCTATCAGTCGCCCTGTGGCTAACCGTGCTATTGCACCGACAGGGACTATCGGTATTCTTGCAGGCACTTCCACTGGTATTGAACCTATCTTTGCTGTGGCATACAAGCGACGTTATCTTAAAGGGTCAAACCGTTGGCACTATCAGTACGTGGTAGACAGTGCTGCACAAGAATTGATTGACCTCTATGGGGCTAATCCAGATACGATTGAAAGTGCCCTTGACCTGAGTGAAGACTTTGAGCGCCGTATCAAGTTCCAAGCAGATGTTCAAGACTACGTAGATATGGCTATTAGTTCTACAATTAACCTACCAGCATGGGGGAGTAAGGCTAACAATGAAGATACTGTTGACAAGTTTGCAGATACGCTTGCTAAGTATGCCCACCGACTACGTGGCTTCACTTGTTACCCAGATGGTTCTCGTGGTGGGCAACCTCTGACAAGTGTACCTTACAGTGAGGCTGTAGAGAAGCTGGGCACTGAGTTTGAGGAGCACATTGAGAGTCATGACATTTGTGACATCTCAGGTAGCGGTGGTTCCTGCGGTATCTAATGGAAACGTCCTGAGCAAGACACTAAAAGGCTCATTAAGGATTTCTTATGACTTACGAAGAACACAAGAAAAGAAAGCTACAAAGAATGTGGGTACTTAGGGTATTTTATTATCTAGGTATGGTTGCTTGGCGGGAGACTGAATACGGAGGAGCTAGGCAGTACCTTCGTAGGTTACACCCCTGTGTGTGGGTCTGGTCTGTGGGTAGTTGGATTCTTTACTCTTTAGCTTATGGGTTCCTAGAGACAAGCAAAGACTTAAAATCAGTGTGGGCTGAAGAAACGGTTTGGTGGTAATGGGATTCTACACAGTAATCAGTCGTAACAACTGTCAATATTGCACAATGGTGTTGGAGGATTTGTATGAAGCAGGAGAGAGACCAATAGTACATCATGTAGACAAAGACCCATCTATCAGGACACTCATGCTCATGGCTGGTCTTAAGACTGTACCTCAAGTGTTTGCACCTGATGGTTATCATATTGGGGGTTATGCTGAGACAGTACAGTGGCTACTAGACAAAGAGATGGATGACAGTGATGACCATTATTGAAGGTACATAAAGTGGTACAACAGAAACCCAAACCAAAGACACGTCGAGTAACTACCAAACATGATGCTGGTAAGAAAGCCTTTGAGTTACTGCCAAAGACAGAGAACCAGAGGCTCTACATAGAAGCACTTAATGATAGTGACCAAGTTGTAGTTATGGGTCCAGCAGGAACAGGGAAGACTTATGTTGTAGCTACTTATGCAGCTAGTGAGTACAATCTAAAGAACATCGACAAGATCGTTATCACTAGACCTCATGTTGCTGTAGGTAAAGATATTGGTTTTCTTCCCGGTACCCTAGAGGAGAAATGCGCACCTTGGGCCTTACCTGTTATTGACGTACTAGAGAAGCATCTAGGAAAGGGGGTTGTAGAAACTGGACTGAAGAATGGTAATATCGAAACTGTACCACTAGCACTCATCCGAGGGAGGTCTTTTGACAACACACTAATCATTATTGATGAAGCACAGAACCTAACAGTGGATGAACTTAAAGCTCTAGTCACTCGTGTGGGGGAAGGCTCTAAGTTGGTAATCAATGGGGATGTACAACAGTCTGACCTTAAGCAAGGAGATGGGTTGACAAAGATTGTACACTTAGTTAAGAAGTACCAACTACCGATTCCTATTGTAGAGTTCACTGTAGATGACATCATCCGTAGTGACATAACTGCAATGTGGGTTAAGACCTTTATGAAAGAGAAGCTGTGAGGTACTACGAATATATGCTAGACAAGAATAAGACAGATAACGTAAACCACCAACTAACAGGAGGGCCTGCCAAGTATTATGACCTACCCTACAAAGAGTGGGAAACTACAAACGATATGGGTGAGTACCTTGCCAAAGAGCGGTGGGGTGCCTACAGCCTTCACTTCAAAGACCTACTGAAAGCTCTTGTGCGGTTTGGTGCTAAAGACGGGACTACTATGCAGTACGATATTGAGAAGATGATTTACTCAGGTTGTCGTACTATGATTATGTTGTCAGGTAAGAAAGCCCTTAGGGAGTACCTCCAAAAGTTGCTTGATGACCCACAATTTAAGGAGTAATGAGAGATGAGACTTAAAGCACTAGCACTATCGTTTATCATTGGACTACTTGTATTGTTTGTAGGTACAGCACTATTGGCTGATGAGATGGAGGACTGTAAGGGGTTTGCTACCCGGTATGTAGAACCAGTAACAGATGCACGAGACGTAGGCACACCACCTCAACTGGTCTTTGAGCAACTGGTTATGACAGGGTTTCCTCCAGAAGGTGCTTTCAATCTGGTACAGACAATTTACGTACTGCATAAGGATGATACTAAAGAGGAGGTACTTGCTAGTTTTATGAATTGGTGTGTAGGTGAGGGTGTATGATATTTGAAGTAGTTGTTTTAGGTGCTTTAGTCTTATACCTTATTGTAGATTTCTTTACCTACAAGAAGCTAGAGTTCCTTCTTATGAATCATAATGTTTTACTCTTGTATCACATCCACTTCCTTAGGGGTAAGTATGAAGACTATGGTCAACCTGTAGAGCATAAAGACCCCTAGACAAAAGAAAACCCCACTAGAGAACTAACTCTAGCAGGGCTAAACTATCAGCAGACTCACTTGGGGTAATACCTGAGTGGGTCTTATTTTTTACGCTTAAATGCACCTAACAAGTCTTGTATCATCCTTATAGGGCTGTCTAAGAAGAGGGCTACAGCGAAGGCTATGATTAACCAAGCTGGATACTCATTAACAACTACAGTCTCTACCCTATCAGCAGAAACCTTATTCGTGTCGCTGGTCTGTTTGATGTCCCTTGCTTGGGGTCTCACTATAGTCTGATCCGTATTGTTGGTAGTCCCCACCGTCTGTGTACTCGTCTTCCCTACTTGGGTATTGGCTGCTATGTTGGGGCCTCCCCCCGTTAGAAGGTCTAGTGGACCCGAGCAACCCACCATTAGGACTATACCACTAAGAAATATTATTTTCGTCTTCATAGTGGTTCTTCTTTCTGATGTTGACATCTGCCGGGAGGATTTCTTTTGTTTTTACCCATCTGGTCTACGGGCTTGCTGATTCTGCATCGACTGCACATTTTTACCTGTTTTACCATACCAATCTATCCCAAAAGCCAGCGCAGAGTACGTAAAGACGGGCCACACAAGGACTTCAATAAGGCTTTCATCTTTAGTCTCCACTAGGTAGGCAAACCATATAAGTAGTGCTATAGCTAACTCACGCTTATAGCTTTTCTTATTTGTTGCTGTTGATTCTGTCTTCGACTGCATCTCGGATAGCCTTAATGTTCTCATCAATTCTGGCTAATGAGATTGCTTGATTTTGGACCAAACCCTCAAGAGTTTCAATTCTTGCCTCGTGTCTAACAATCTCAGTCTGGTTATTATCTACATCATTGCGTAGTGTAGCTACAAACCATATGAGAGCAATCGTCTGAGCAGCTATGGCTAGAATGAAAGTGATAGGTACACTCTTAGATAAGTGCCATTGTTTATCTCCACTCACGGGTAACTCTCCCAAGAAAGTTGAAAATGAGGCCCATCTGGAAAACTCTTCCAATCACCACCCCACTCAAGGTCTACTTCAAGTTCATCAGCAGCAGCTTTCATAGCATCAGCAATAGGATAGAAGTATTCCCAGTCCCAGTTAATAGGATAAGGTGCTAGGTCTACAGCATGTCCTGTAAGGTGCCTAGAGTTCATAGTAGTAGATGCACCCTTAGCTACAAGTTCACGCTGTCGGTTAATGTTACGAACTCCCTCAATAACACTAAAGTCTTGCTCAGTGATCTGGATAGCCCGTTTAACTACAGCAATCAAGTCAGGGTGTACTCCTGAAAGGTTCTGCATACTGCGTTGAGAGAGTTTATACATCATATTATCCTTCTGGTGGTGTGGGCCAAGTTACATTGAAAGGGTCAGTGACTTTTGAGGGAAGGTCTCTGAGTTGCTGTCTGTAAGTGGCCCAATCAGACTTTCGTTTATTCACGTCCCCTAGCTGTGTGTAATCTGAATCTAAAAGCAACTTATTCCGCCTAATCCTTACAGCTTCCATCTGCTCTTCCTTTTTACGTAGAGCAATCTCTGAGTCTTGTCTGAGTACTATGGCCCCCTCCACTACTTTGTAGTCTAATAGGTTATCGGGTTTGAAGTCGCTCTCCATCACACCGATATTAGGATTATTTTTGAAGGACCGCTCAACTGATTTTAACGCACCCTCACGCCAAGTTGAGCAACCAAACAGGCACCCGGTGTCTTTTTTGTAGGTAATAATATACTTCATCGCCAAAACCCCGAAACAGAAGACGTAACTCTCTGAAGACGAATATCTGACCCCTCTCCGTACCAATCCACATCAATGACATAAACTCTTTCATTAGACGTTGGGTTAGTATACTCATCCTCAAAAGCTACAACAGCAAGGTCAGCAGCAGCGCCCATCCCAACAGTTCTCTCCCTTGCGGTAAGGTTAGCGACAAAAGTCCCATCGGTTTCTTCAATAGATGGTTGAATCTTGTACCGCCAAGAGTCTAC